AAAAAGGATTGAAAACACTTTACTATTGCCGTTCAGAAAAGATTGGTAAAGCTGACAAGGTCTCTAAGAAAATTGAACGTCAGGTAATTAAAGAATTAGATATGGTTCAAGTAGCACAAGGGAATGATTGTATTGCCTGTGAGGGATAATTATGTTGGAATATGTTACAACATTTTTTGCTATGTTTTTTACTGATGTATTTTATACTTACTACTTGAAGTCGGTACAAGAAGAACATAAAATAAAAGCCAGCCTATGGGCGGTTATAGTTTTTATTGCTGCTTGTACTGTGGTTATAAATTATACAACTAATCATTGGTTATTAATTCCTGCTGGTATTGGTGCATTTCTTGGAACATATGTTGGTATGATTTTAAGAAAGCGAAAAGTATTAGCATGAAAACTATAGCGTTATTTCAAGATGACCGCACCAAAAGTGCAATATCAATGAGTGATGGCTTTCTTCAAGTATTATCTCCACATTATAATATTAAAATCTTTAAAAAAGAACAATGTAAAGTAGAAACATTTTCTGATGTGGATATGTTAATATTTCCTGGTGGTGCCGTTGGTGGCGCAGATGATTACTTTCATATGTTTCCAAGAAAAAATGCAAACGCAGTAGCAGACTTTGTAGAAAATGGTGGTGCTTATTTGGGTGTTTGTGTTGGTGCATATTGGGCAGGACCAGATTACTTTGATATACTAAAAGGTGCTGAACCTGTTCAATACATAAAAAGGCCGACAGCTGATATTATGAGAAGTTATAATATTGCTGCTCATTGTGTATGGGAAGGTGAAGAAGAACAAATATTCTTCCGTGATGGTTGTACCTTTGTGGGTGACCTCAGTCATTCGGAAATAGTGAGCACATATTTTAATAAAGAACCAATGTGTATTAGACAAGGTAAGATTGGTGTAATGGGTGCTTGCCTTGATTCTTTAGAATGGTGGTATGACAATAAAACTCTGAAACAATATTGGCATGAGGGCCGTCACCACAAATTACTACTAGAATTCGTAAACAAATTAATGGAGAAATAAATGAAAAAGATATTAAGATTTACAGCATCATGGTGTGGACCATGCAAATCATTAGCAATGAGTTTAGAAGAAGCCAATTTATCATTACCAATTGAGGTGATTGATATCGACACACATTCAGAACTTGCTGTTGAATATGGAATTCGTGGTGTACCAACATTGGTGTTAACTGATGGTACAGTTGAAATTAAACGATTAGTCGGATCCAAAACAGTTGCGGAGTTGAAAGAGTGGGCGTCAGTATGATTAAGAAAATAGATACGAGATTAACGGATGAGAGAAGTTATTTTAAACCTTTCAACTATCCTTGGGCCTATGATGCGTGGTTGAAACATGAGCAATCACATTGGCTTCATACCGAAGTTCCAATGATGGAAGATGTTAAAGATTGGAAGAAAAAACTATCCAAAGAAGAAAAACAATTTCTTACACACATATTCCGATTCTTTACACAAGGTGACATTGATGTGGCCGGTGGTTATGTAAACAACTACCTACCATACTTTCCACAACCTGAAGTGCGTATGATGTTATTGGGTTTTGCTGCTCGTGAAGCATTACATATTGCTGCATACTCTCACTTGATTGAAACTCTTGGATTACCAGACACAACTTATAACCAATTCTTAGATTATCAAGAAATGAAAGACAAACATGATTATGTGTTAGACATTTCTTCTAAGAATGGTGATGCCGCCTCAACTGCAACCCATATCGCCGTGTTCAGTGCTTTCACTGAAGGGATGCAGTTGTTCTCCTCTTTCATCATGTTATTGAACTTTCCACGTACAGGCAAGATGAAAGGTATGGGACAGATTGTTACTTGGTCTATTGTTGATGAAACAATGCACGCCGAATCAATGATTAAATTGTTCCGTACCTACATAGAGGAAAACAAAGAGATATGGAACGATGAACTTAAAGGCCGTATATATAGCATTGCAGAAAAGATGGTCGAGTTGGAAGATAAGTTTATTGACCTCGCCTTTTCTATGGGCGCTATGGACGGTCTATCTAGTGAAGATGTCAAGAAGTATATCCGTTATATTGCTGACAGGCGTCTTATATCTCTTGGTCTTAAAGGCATTTTTAAAGTAAAAAAGAATCCTCTTCCATGGGTTGAGGAAATGATTAACGCACCAACACATACAAACTTCTTTGAGAACCGTGCAACCGATTATGCTAAAGGTGCATTATCAGGCGACTGGGGTGATGTTTGGGCTAACTAAAAGGAAATCAAATGACAACAAGAGAAATAACAGCAGAGTGTAATAGTTGTGAATCTAGTTTTGAGGTAAATTATATGGAAGAACTAGTATCAGAAGATTTACCCGAGTTTTGCCCATTTTGTGGCGAACACATTGATTCATTGTCCGAAGAAGAATATATAGAGGATGATGAACTCAATGATGATGAAAAATGGGACTAAACTGGATATACGAAAATAAAGAATTTACGGAAGACTTAATTGGTGACAACTACGGATTTGTGTATCTTATAACCAACAGTGTGACGAACAAAAAATACATTGGTAAGAAGTTTTTCTACTCCTCAAAGACCAGACAAGTAAAAGGTAAGAAGAAACGTTTCAAAGTTTCTTCAGACTGGCAAACTTACTACGGAAGTAACGAGGAATTGAAAAAAGATGTTATAATACACGGACTAGATTCGTTTAGTCGAAAAATAATTCATTTATGCAAAAGTAAAGGTGAATGTGGTTATCTTGAGGCCAAAGAACAGTTTGTAAATGGTGCTCTGGAGACGGATGACTATTACAATTCATGGATTATGGTCAGAGTAAGAAAATCACATATTAAAGGATTGCAATGCTAGATTTTTTAAAAGATATTGCGGATTATGACGCATTGTTTTTTCTACCAATGAAAGAAGATGATGAGATAAACATTATATCAAATATATACAAAAATCCTGGAATACCAATGGAAGAAACACTTGTTGGGCCATGGTGGCACGTAATACTATTTCAAACCGATGAGGAAACCGGTAAAGTTGATAAACTTGATACCTTTGATGCGGTATTGTCGGATCCTAGAGAATACATTTCCGGACTAATACCAAACGGCTGGTATGGCATCATTGCCAAGAAAACCACGACCTCACCTGAATTTTACCAAGATGCACTTGACAAGTTTGCAGCAATGTAGTACAATACACATATCTTAAACTGAAAGTTATTATGATTCTTGTTGACCTTAACCAGGTATTACTAGCCGGACTGATGGCACAAATTGCCAGTCAAAAAGGTGTTAAATTAGAAGAAGGTCTTATTAGACACATGGTCCTGAACATACTCAGGACTCACCTAAAGAACTTCCGTGAAGAATATGGTGAGGTTGTGTTGTGTGCTGACAACCGTAAATACTGGCGCAAGGATTTCTTTCCTTTCTACAAAGCCGGCCGTAAAAAATCCAGAGAGAAGTCTGAGCTCGACTGGCATTTAATCTTTGATATGCTTACCAAATTCAAGCAAGAACTCAGAGACAATTTCCCTTATAAAGTTATTGATGTTGATGGTGCAGAGGCTGATGATATCATTGGTACACTTGTACCTCGTCATATCATGCACGAAAACGTCTTAATCATCTCAAGTGATGGCGACTTCTTGCAATTACAGATGTATAACGGCCGAAGTGACTACACTGTTAAACAATATAATCCTGCACAGAAGAAATTTCTTATTTCCAAGAATCCAATGGATGAACTGAAAGAAAAAATCATTCATGGAGATAAGGGTGATGGTATTCCAAACATTCTTTCACCAAGTGATACCTTTGTCCGTGAAATTCGTCAAAAGGTGATGACAGAGGCCAAACTAACCAAATTCATGTCACAAGAATATGGTAACTATGAAGATGAAAATGCACGTATTGGTTTTTCACGCAACCAAACACTGATTGACCTGAGAAACATACCAGGTGACATACAGACCAAAATTATAAATACTTATGAAGAAACGAAGCCAGCACCTAAGGGTAAAATACTGGATTATTTGATTACAAACAAACTGAAAAGTTTAATAGATGTTATTGGGGAATTTTAATGAAATCGCTATATGAAGTTTTTGATGAATTTGAACTGGCTAAGAATAAAAAAGAAAGAATGGATGTAATTTCTAAAAATCTTTCACAGTCATTGGTTGATGTATTGAAATTGGCTTATCATCCAGACATTCAATGGAAAATTAAAGAACTGCCAGAAAATTATCGTATACCAACAGATATGTTACCTGGTATTACACATGATAATATTAATGGACAAATACGTAGAATGTATATGTTCAGAGTTGGTGATCCAACCGCAGAAAAATTAAATGAACACCGTAGAAATGAATTACTAATTCAAATGTTAGAATCAATTGAACCACGGGAAGCAGAAGTTATATTGGGTATCTTCCAAAAAGATTTGGGAGTAAAAGGGTTAGACTATAAATTTGTAAAAGAGGCATTTCCAGACATGTTGCCATGACGAAAAAAGAAAACATCATTGTCTTATCAGGTGAATTCGATTACATAACTTATAATGATTTTAAATTATTAAAAACATGCAAATCTAAATGTGATTGGCTTGTTGTAGGAGTTCATTCTGACTCCTATATGGAGTTATGTCGAAATAGGACAAAAAGTACATTCGAACAAAGAAAAGAATTTGTAGAAAGTATTTCTTATGTTGATGAGGTGTTTGCTTTTAATGATTTTGATGGGACCTGCTGTAATTTACTAAAACTTATAAAACTATGTTATCCCGCATCCAATATAATCTATGTTTCAGAAACAAACGTAGAGGATATGCCAGAAGCTCGTATTCGTGGCATCACATTCACAACATTTGAAATTATTAATCAAGGAGTTTAATTAAAGTGTCTAAATTTTCTGGAAAGTTTCGCAACCAGCGAGACTATGATGATGAGAAGTATTTCCAAGAGGAAAACAGAAACAAAAAACGTCAGAAGCAACAACGAAAACAAAAGTACTACGATGAGTATGAGTCTTTTGAATCCAATCAAAGATATAACAAATCCCAAAAAATTAATTACTGATGTTGTAAATTAACAACACTACTATTGACACTCTTTGATGGATGGTGTATAATACAACCATTGTTTAGGAGATTTTTATGATGATATATGTTCGAATCGCAAAGTCCAAGAAAAAACTAGGACCAAAAGCCGTGCGTGAACAATATGATGCGTGGTTGAAATCACACCAAACATCGAAACCCATCAAATCCACAAGCAATCAACTAATATATAAGTTGTCGGCACCTGCCGGCCGTGAAACTGTGCATTATCCGTCATTAAATACAGGTAATGGTGTCGCTACTAAAGCAACACCGAAGGTTTACACTGGCACAAAAGTGATGGGAATTGCAACAATGCACAAATCAAACGCTGTTCCTGTGTTTAACAGTCAGGAAGCTGTAGAAATTTCAAAAATGAGGCGCTAAAATGAGTAAGAAAATGAGTTTTGTTGTAAAATTACAACGTCCTGTGTGTCGTACACCAATCAAGCCTGTACAAGCACACAAGAATGTCGTAAAATACAGTCGTAAAGATGAGAAAAAGACAATTTTGTCGCAAATTGCTGTTGTAGGAGACTAAAATGTCGCAAATTACTGAGCTAAAACAAGAACCGCAAGCACCGATTGAGTGGAAAGAGTTGGATGAAGTCACCCGTAAATGGGCCGTCATGTCCCAATGGGAAGATGACCAAGATTGGTACAAAAGAATGAAAGAATACTATGAATAAAGTATATAACGTTGAGGATTTATTCCAAGATATTCCTGGAGATCCCGGTAACGTCATGCTCACCTTTCCTCCAGAATTAATTGAAGAAACCGGATGGAAAGCCGGTGACAATTTAAATATTGAACTTATAGAAGGTCGGATTCATATTGAAAAAGTAGATGTTGTACCGGAACAACAAACCACTTGATTGTTAACAGTATGTGTGATATAATACAGTTATTACACAGGAGTTGTTATGGAATTAATTGAATCTAAATCATTGCTGGCAAAATTGATGGCTACTGAAAACCTTACAGTAGAACAACGACCAGTACAAACCGCATCATTTAACGTAGAAACACGGGTATTGACTTTACCTGTGCTTGATAAGAAAATCTCCTCTTGTCTGTATGACTTATTTACAGGACACGAAGTTGGCCATGCACTTTATACACCCATGGACGGAATGATTAAAGCTAGAGCCTTGAAAATTTCTAGAGATGTAGCCAATGTAGTCGAAGATTCCCGCATTGAACGTAAAATCAAAAACAAATATCCAGGTCTTAAAAACTCCTTTGTCAAAGCTTATGGTGAATTAATGGAAAGAGATTTCTTTGGTATCAAAGGTAATGATATCAATGAAATGAACTTCCTCGACCGTATTAATTTGCACTGCAAAGGTGGTGCAGCTTTGCGTATCAAGTTTACAGACTTTGAACGTGAGTTGCTGGATGAAGTTGAAACCACTGAAACCTATGATGATGTGATTGATGTATCGAAGAAAATTTTCGAATACATGAAACAACAATTCGAAGAACAACAAAAAGAACGTGAAAAGAACAAGGCCGAAGAATCTGCTTCTGATGAAGATGATTTCGGAGAAGATGATTTCGAAACCACTGATATGTTTGGTGATGGTTTTGGTGAAGATGACGGAGATAGTGATTCTACTAAAGAAGAAACCGAGGAGTTCGAAGATAGTATTTCAGGAGTTGAAGGTGATGAACCTGCTTCCAACCGTGGTTCTGGATCACAATATCTTGATAAACTTAAAGAAGAACTGGAAGATTACATCCGTTCTTACACTGATGAAGCATACAAAGAAAATGAAAAGTTGTTATTTGATGGCAATCCAACATCGTATGCTTATGTAAATATTCCTCACATTGATCCTAAACAAGTATTTGACCATAAATCTTTGTGGAAGTTTTACAAAGCAGATGAAGATGGTTACAATAAGATTAATCTTGAAGAATACATGAAGTTTCGTAAAGAGAGTAATAAGGTAGTTTCCTATCTTGTTAAAGAATTCGAACTGCGTAAAAACGCCGACCAAATGAAAAGAGCCACTACTGCAAAGACTGGTGAAATCAATATGGCCAAGGTGTTCTCTTATAATTTCAATGAAGATATCTTTAAGAAGATAACTGTTGTTCCTGGTGGTAAATCACATGGATTGGTTATGTTCCTTGATTGGTCTGGTTCTATGGTTGACCATATGAGTAACACTATGAAACAAGTTTTCAATTTGGCTTTGTTTTGTAAAAAAGTCAATATTCCTTTTGAAGTATATTCTTTCTTGGAAGATACTGTACCTGAAAAGATGATTAATATCAAGAGAAAAACTGGTGACTTGCATTTGCATAAGTATGGATTGGCTAACATTCTTTCAAGTAGAATGAGTAATTCTGAATTTACATATGCAGCTTCTGCTCTGGCATACATCTCAGGTTTTGGTAAAAGTCATTGTGGTCGAACACCATTTTGGTTCTCTATGTCTGGTACTCCTTTGAACGAAGCAATCATTCATTCAATGTCAATTGTTCCTGAATTCCAGAAAGCCAACAAGTTACAAATTGTAAACACAATCTTTTTGACTGATGGTGAGGGTAGTAATCTCCGTGAGTATTATGATTCTTCATTATATCCAATATATGTAAGAGGTCAAAAAATGGTGATTCGTGATCCAATCACAAGATTTGAAGAAGTGGTTGATGCTGATATGAGGAATCAAACTGATGCTTTGGTTAGGCTTCTGAAAGCCAGAACCAAATCTAATGTTATTGGTTTCTATGTCTGTCATGGCCGTGACTTCAATCGTAAAGTGTATGAATGGTTTCCTAAACAATCGAACCAAGAAGTATTGAAGGCAAATTTCCGTAAAGATAAGTTTACAGTCTTGGAAACAACAGGATATGATGAGTATTATATTCTCCGTTCAGCTGGCCTAGATACTGATGAAGAAACATCTTTTGAAGTGAAAGATAATGCTACTAATCGTGGTATTGCCTCAGCATTCTCTAAATATAATGGTAACCGGATGGGTAGCCGTGTTATATTGAACAGATTTATTAAACTAATTGCTTAAGGAGATAAATATGGGTAGTGATATATATTCAGAATATTATGGATCCGGTAGAAAGGCCACTGTCACCCGATTAAGACGGGGTGGTGATCCTTTTTTTGATGCTTGGGAAGTTACTATGTATGTTGAAAACAGGGTTATTCAACGAAGCTCTGTACGTTCAGAAAATGAAGCTGAGGGTTTGGCTGAATCTTTCGTACAGGGTGGTGATGGTAATCAGATTTTGTTGAATGAGGTTATTAATGGATAAAAAGACCAAAGAGATTTTCTGTATCACACAGGAAGAATGTGCTGAGGTGACGCAGGCAATCTCAAAGATTTTCCGTTTCGGATTCGACTCAAGGCATCCAGAAACTTTCAAGAGTAATGTGGAATGTTTAGAAGAAGAAGTTGGTGACCTTCTGGCTATGATTGATATTATGGTAGAGAAATGTATAATTTCTGACAGTAATATTAACGCAGCCAGACAGGCCAAAAAAGAGAAACTGAAAATCTGGTCTAATATTTACAAAGAGGTATAAGATGGAATACGATTATAAAGCATTTGAATCTAATCTAATCAAACTATTGGAAAATAGGACTCAGGTTCTAGAACCAGAAATTGGTGATAACATTTCTCCTATCAAATCCATTAAAATGGCCTTTGACGGTTATGGTGACTTAGAGACCGAAGTTGATGGTGAATATGTATATACAGAACATGGTAATGAGAACATGGAGTCTTATGTCGTTTATATACATAAAGATTCGGCAAAAAGAGATTTTGAATTTCCAGAACATGAAACTTTTCAATTCACCTTTGGTGGTATGATACAACATAGGCCAGCAGAAGAAGTTTGTTTATTTGCGTGGCATGAATTCATTGATAACGGTGATACTACTGGTTGGACATGGCACATCATTCCATTGGAAGATAGGTTATCAGACGATAGTACTATGACCGCCGAACAAGTGGTAGAGATTTTAGAGATTCTAGTTAATAGAAATTTCCCAGAATGATAACGTTCTCATCAGGGATCACAATAGGTCCAAATTTATTAATTAACTTACCACGTCCAGAGTTTCAAGTAACCGGCGGTACCGTAACTACGAATGCGAATGGTTTATATACAATACACACCTTTACAGCAAATGACACATTAACTCTTTACAGTACGCAAAATAAAACGTTTGATGTTCTTTTAGTTGGTGCTGGCGGCGGTTCTGTTCCGGGTAGCGCAACCGGCGGTGGTGGTGCCGGTGGTGTTGCATACATACCTGGTATATCAATTTACGCTGGAGATTATGCAGTCACATATAATGTTTCAGTAGGTCAAGGCGTTGCTGAAGTCACCTATTACACCGAACGTGGTGGCCAAGGACAAAATAGTTCATTCTTAACATATGTTGCACGTGGCGGCGGCGGCGGTGGACAAGACAGCGGCGATGGCGAGCAAGGTGGCTCAGGTGGCGGTGGAGGAGGTGGAAGCGGCCAGGGTGGTAGTGGATTACAACCAGGCAGTGCTACTGGTGGTTTCGGTGCAAACGGTTTAAATGGAGGCAACGGTTTGTCAGGCGCAAGAGGTGGTGGTGCCGGTGCAGATGGATGGAACGGCCGTGCATTTGATATATCAGGCACATCGACATATTATGGTGGCGGCGGAGGCCGAGGCAGAACAAACAGTCAAGGTGGCGGTGAAACTACACAATCCCTTGGCGGCGGTGGATGGGGCGGCGGCAGTAGTAATCCAGCAGGTTTAAATGCGACTGCCGGTGCACCAAATACTGGTGGTGGTGCCGGTGGTTGGGGTACAGCTTCCGGAACACCGCTTGCTGGTGGTTCAGGTATCATCATCATACGATATCTAACTTAACATAAAGATAAAAAAATGGGAACAATAACATTTGGACCAGGAATAACAATAGGCCCAAGTATATCTGCTGGTATAGTTGGAGCACATGATGCAGTACTTACTGGTGGTACTGTTACAACTGTCGGTGATTATAAAATACACACATTTTTAACTAGTAGTTCGTTTTCTTTAACCGGATCTTCACTTGGTCCTAATGGATTAAATGTTGAGATATTAACAACTGGCGGTGGTGGTGCCGGATCAGGTAATGGTGGAACTCCTGGAACTAACAAAGGTGGTGGCGGCGGTGGCGGCGTTCAATATGTTTCATCACAAGCATTGGCTGCAGGTGTAACATATACTGTTACTGTTGGTGCCGGTGCAACATCTAGCGCCCCCTCTGCACCACGTAAGGGTAATAATGGTAATAGTTCATCAGTAATTGGTGGTGCAGTATCAATTACAGCTGGAGGTGGCTCTGGTGGTTCATATAACATCACTGCAGGAAGTAGTACTAGCGGAACACCTCAATCATACGCAGGTGGTCAAAACAGTCCGTCAACCGGTGCCGGCGGCGGTGGTGCTGGTGGTTATTCTACTGGTGTCAATGGTGCTGATGGATATTCTTCTAACATTTCAGGCACAACAAAATATTATGGTCCAGGTGGTGGAGGGTTTACCTCTGCATTACAAGGTGTTGGTGGCGCAGGCCAAGCAGCCCTTGGTGGAGGTACTAGTGCAACAGCATATCTAGGAACAGCAGGTACTGCTGGTTCAGTAAATACTGGCGGCGGTTCTGGTGTTTCTACCAACACAACCACTTATGCTGGTGGTTCAGGTATTACTATCGTCAAATATCGGTTTCAATAACCCTCTATTTCTTCCAGCGCTTCCAGACTATTTCATTTAAGGAACCAAAATGCGTAAACTATTTCTTCTATCAGCACTCCTGATAGGCAACACAACATATTCGCAAGAGGCTTTTAATCTTACGAAACAAGTAAAATGTGGTAATGCCGAGTTTGTGATGAACCACTTTGCAGAGAAATTCGGAGAACTGCCTATATGGGCCGGCAAAACCAACTTTGGTACACACATGACACTGATGTACAACAAAGAGAAACGAACATGGACCATAGTGGAATATGAAGCTAAAATCGCCTGCGTAATAGGTTCTGGCGACAACAGTAGTAGTCCTGATTTAGGAATACCGACAAGTTTCTAAAAAATGCGTAAGTTAATTTCGTTATTGTTGTACACCGTCAAGAGACTGGTACAAATAGCAATCATTTGCTTATTTCTCTTGGTCGGTTCCATGGTCTGTGTTATAATGGTCGGCATAGGCTATGGTGCCATCAAAGAAACAATCAAACTTTATAATGGAGAGAAACCTCAATGAGTGAAGAATCACAATACAAATACGAAGGCCAAAAGGTTCCGTTTTCGCTTGATGGA